TCAAGTCCAACCCCCGCTCCCATGTTGTTCGCTTAAGCGAACCAACTCCCGCGCTGAGATAGGAACCGATTCGACTTCTATCTCAGCGCGTCTTTTGTTTGTGACGGTGATGCGGCGGATGAAGAGATGCGCTGCTTTTTCCTTCAGCTCCTCTGGCGTTTCCTTCCACGATTCAAGAAATTCTTTCCAAGAGACCTGCATCTGTTCGATTGTCGGCTTGACGAGCTTAGTGGCTTTGATTGCCCCGATAATTTCTCCCATCCTCTTGTCGATATCCGAGATGTCCTTTTCGGTTTTCTCGAGCGCCGCGATCAGCGATGCGAGGGCCTGGCCTCCGGCGATTGCGCGGGTAAGATTGACTGTTTGAAACTCAAGTGCTTCTCTACGCTTCATCAGGAGGTCGTATTCGCCTTCTTCCGGCAGTAGCTCGGGATCCCAGTTTTTAGCGTATTCGTCGTACATGGCCTTCATCGCAGCGGGATTTTCGACGGCGATGCGGATCTGCTCGAAGACGACTTCGTGGAGTTTGTCGGCATTGACTCTGCCAACCGGGCATTTGGCGTTTTTGTCGGCATGCTGGCAGGAATAGTAATGGAAAATGCCGTTGCGGCCGTGGGCGCTGCGCGTCGTGTACTGGCATTTGCAGTACGGGCACCAGACGAGGCCGCGAAATAGATAAGTGTATTCGTTGCGATCTCGAGTAAACATTCGAATATCCCTTTCCTCTAAAATCTCCTGAACCGTTTGCCAAGTTTCGGCGTCGATAATGGCTTCGTGGGCGCGATCGTTGCGCCAGTCGCCGAAAACCTGAATCCCTTTGTACGTTTCGGACGTCAGCAGATGCTTGACGATTGTCGAGTACCAGCGCCTTCCGCTGGTTGCGGTGAGATAGCGAGCGATCTGATTCATTCCCGCGCGATGAGTTGCCATATTGTAAGCATTCCTCACAAGCGGCGCTTTTTCTTCGTCGGGGACTAGGCGCTTGGGCGGCTCTTTGCCGGGCGCGTGAAATCCGGCGGCGTCGGTGACTGTTTCGGTTTTGTAACCGAACGGCGTAATGCCTCCGCAGTGGTATCCTCGCTCGACCATCCGCTCCATTTTCGTTCGCGTCCATTGACCGACCATTTTGGGATAAAAGCCGTCCATCATGGTGGTCATGGTTTTGGTCATGTAGCCAGCCAGATCGTCGGCGAACTTCTCCTTGACCATCTCGACGAAAATGTGACGCTTCGAAAGCTCATACTGAGCGATCGTGTACATCTCGCCGCGTCCGAGGCGGCTCATGTACGTGACACAAACCGCGTCAAATTCCTTGCGGTCTGCCGCATCGAGCATCGCCTTCCAACCAGGTCTTTCGAGATTCGTCCCGCTTTTTCCTTCATCCGCATATTCCCGCACGACGCTTCCGCCAAGGGATCGCACATGGATCTCGTCAAGCTCTCGCTGCGCATCGATTGTGGTGAAGTCTTTTTGGGCCTGGTCGTCGGTTGAGCAGCGAAGATAGATCGCATACCGACAGTCTTTTCGTTTTGCTTTCGTATGTCTCATCTGCTTTGTGGAAGAGGCGCAATCTGCGCCTCTTCCATCCTCTTTAGTCCTCTGTCATAAGCCTAAGCACTATGGCTGTCACGATATCTGGGCTTAATTCCATCGCCTCAGCGGAGACAAAAATCACGCCGCCTCTTATGAACGGCTGGAATTCTCGTTCCGGGACGAAGAGGGCGGTGATGCCTTGTTTTAATGCGAGGTGAATGAGCGCCCGAAAAGAGTAACACTAGAATCATGGACATATCTCATGATATATTCCCTTTCCGATCTCAAGTTGAGATAGTCCAATAGATTCAAATGAATATCTATACAGAAAATCATAGTAAATATCAATATATTTCATTAATATTCAAAATGATTTTTAATTTGATTGTTTTTTTCGCCTCTAGCGACGGATTCCGGACTGCTTCTAAGCCGACACTTGCATTGTAAGGATCGGACTTCGTGATATAGGCGATCAAATAAAAGTCGCTTGCGACCTCCGTGGCCGCATGGCCATTTTTTTGAGGCGTGAATACTACGTTATCCTGCTTAGCCTTCTTTTTTCGTGACTCTCGCCTGCTTTATAATTGCGCCTTGTCTTGCGAGGAGCTGGGCCAAGAGAACATCCTTTTCTCCTTCCGAAAGCTCGTTCAGCGCTTTTAAAATCTCCCGATCTTTTCGCGTAAACTGCTCGGCTTCGATATCGACGTGGACGCGGTCAAGGGCCTTTCTTGCCTCTTCCAGAGCCTTTGTCGCCTCATTGAGCCGGGCTTCCGCCATTCGGGCCGTGTGGGCCACATAAGCGAGGCGCGGGGTGATTTCGCCGTTTTCCCAGTCTTCGTAGAAATAGTTGATCGACACCTCGAGGATGGCGGCCATTCGCGCGATATCGTTGGCGCCGAGCCTTCGCTGCCCCGCTTCGTAGCGGGTGATTGCGACGGGAGTGACGCCGTAGAGCTTTCCGAGCTCCTTTTGGGAGAGCCCGAGCTCTAAGCGCCGGGTCCGGATTCTCAAAGCGATTTGTTTTTGGATTTCTTCAATAGTTTGTGCCATAGCTTTATAATTATTATAGCCAGTAAATCCAAAAACGGGACTTGAATTTTCAATCTTTTACCGGTATTATTTTATATGACGAATCGGTACATACTAAAGGAGGCTTATCATGGAAACCAAGGAATTCACGAGGAGATTGAGGATTTTAGGGATCGGCAAGGGAGAGCTTTCGCTTGCGGTGGGACATCCACGCTGGTATATTAGCGCGATTCTCGCGCAGGAGCGGCTGGACCGCGAGGAGGCGCAGAGCATGCTTGCGGTGGCGCGGCGGATGCATGACGAGCGCATGGCGACCATTATCGATTAAATCTCGAGAATTTAACATGATCACCACGAAAAACAATGAAATAAATCATTCTCGTCCTTCTTTCGATATTGAAGCGGTCGTGATTTCCGCGCCTGCCAGGACAGCGTGGGAGGAAGCGGAGCATGAGCGGCTCGCCGCCGACTTTTGGAGATCGTTTGAGGCGTGGCGGCTTGCGCGCGAATCTTTAAAAAGGGAAAAAGGGCATGGCGATGTTTGAAACAAAGGATCTTGAATTATTTTCCCGCGCGCATCGAGAATCGATCCTTAAGCAGCTGGCGGAACAGGATCATGTCCCGTTTCCGCTCAAAGATGCGAAGGAAGAGGAAATCCAGAGCGCCATTATGCTCACGCTGCGGGCATCCGGCTATGATGTGCTTTCGACCGTCCATCGTTATAAGCGTGTTCGCTGCGATCTTTGCGGCGCTCTCGTATGGCCAAAAAGCGGCTATGGAGCGACGAAGGGGCTTGGTGATTTGCTCGTCACGCGCAAGGAGTGGCCGGGCAATCTCTACCTCATGGCGGATGTTAAACGGGCTAAGGGAGTGCTTACCCCAGAGCAAAAAGAGAGACAAATCCGAGGCAAACTCTACATTTGGCGCTCGCCCGCCGAAGCGCTGCGCGACTGTGACGAAGCGAGCAAACGTTTCTGCAGCAATGCGAAAGGCGCATGAGGAAACGGCATGAGCAGTGATTTTCGAGTGAAATCCGGATACTTTTCGAATCTCAAGATCATGAAGCTGGAGCATCGCTTCGGAAGCGATGCGGTGCTCGGGCATCTTCGCCTGATCGAATACTGCGCGGTCAACAAGCCGGACGGAATTTTCGAGGGAATGGATGCTGACGATATCGAAATGATCGCGCACTGGCAAGGCGAATCGGGCGAGTTTTTCGCGATGCTCTTGTCGCTTTCCTTGATTGACGAAATCGCTCCAGGTCTGTATGCGATGCACGACTGGGAAGAACACAATCCTTACGTTGCGGGCTCAAAAAGCCGCTCGGAGATTGCCCATAACGCGGCGATTGCTCGTTGGAACAAGAAGCATGAAGCTGATCGCTTGAAACAGCAAAGCTCGAGCGCCCAGGAAGCTTTGCCTTTTGATGAAACGGGCAATGCTCAGTCGGGAGCAGAGGAAAGCTCAAGTCCAACTCCAGCAATGCCGAATGCTCCAGCGGGCAATGCGACTGATGAAGGCGAGCAAAGCGCTTCGATAGAAAATGCATTGCCCTTTGATACGTCAAGCAATGCTAAAGCATGCATGGAGCAATGCTCGGAGCAGAAAAGAGCATTGCTCATTGGCGAAAACAGCAATGCCCCATCTCCTCTTCCTTCTCCTTCTCCGCCTCCTGATCCTTCTCCGTCTCCAAGCCCTATAAATACAGCGGCGGCGGATAACCTCGGGCGCGCGCGCGAGGCGACGGCCTCGGAGGCCCTTGAAGCGAGACTTACGGCTGGAGACTCGGATCATCCGGCGCTCGAACTTGCTGACGTGCAGCGGCTTTTCTCGGAGCGAGGAGCAAGCGGCAAATCGCCAATTGACGCGGCGAAGCGTCAGTGGCGATACTGGACGTTTCGAGAGGCGTCCTCGAACCCGAAGGCGATGTTTCTCAAAGCGATCATCGAAGATTGGGGACCACCGTCAAAGTGGCTCGAAGCAAAAAAACAGCGAGATGAGCGAGAATGGCAAAAACGCAACCGTGAGCTGGAAACCAAACGCCGGGAGCAGGAAGCCGCAGACGCCGCCAAGTCCGATGCGGAGTTCCGCGAATGGTGGAGCACTCTGGCTCCCGGCGAGCAGGCGAAAGCCATCTTCGAGGCGAAAAAGGCCCTTTGCAGAAACCCGGCCATTCGAAACTCAGTCAAACGCTGCGAAGCAAAAGGCATCGAAATCGGCGAATGCGCTTCGCTTGTGGGTGTTTACCGAGAGGCTCTGCGAAGCGCAGTTCTTGGAGCCGCGATAGGAGGCGGATCATGATCGATGGCAAAGAAAAAACGGCGAAAGAAATCGACTGCGACGAAGCGGACGAGTACCTGGCGTACATCGATGAGGACGAACAGCGCCTCCACGAAGTGGAAGCCGAAGGACAGCGCAAAAGGAAACAAGAAAAAGGCTGGGAAAAATCCTGGCATTTTTCATGTTTCGGATTATTGGCGGCTTGAAACCGAGGCGCTTGGCAGCCTCAGTGATTGCGACTCTGAGCGTTTCGATCGTGCTTTCGAGGCCGATTTTCGCTCCAATGATTTCGATTCATGACAGTCGATAAAATTTCTTTTAATTAAAAGGCCGATAGATCGGCTCGGGAATAAGAACGACGGTGTAGCCGTATTCGCAGAGCCTGGCTGCGAACTCTCGAAGCTGCACTGGCGTGATGCGATATTCGCCTTTTGTCCTGCGCCAAATCGGGGTTGACGAATCTCCTCCCGGCATGAACAATTGGTCGATTGCCTCTTCGTCCCACTCGGCCACTTTCCAGTACTCCGCTTTGTCAACGAGCTAAATGAATTTTCCTCTCCTCATGATTAAAAACCTCGTTTTTTGATTGTTTTCTATCATTAGATTACCATTTACTTGAAATGAATTTCAATTGATTTTTGATCTATTTTTAATTTATTCTTCTGTTTTCTTTTCTCTCTGTTCTTGTCGCCTTGCTTGAAAACCTCGATCGCGCTTGCCTTTCGTCTTTACTTCTGCTTGAACTCGTTGTATAATGCGATTAAATGCTTTCATTAAAGATATTCGTCAAAATCAGTGAAATAATTGATTTGAAACATGAAATTGACAAGCAGATTCCATACGCAACTGCGCTGACGTTGACCACGCTCGCAAAAGAGTCGGTAAAGACGATTAAGAAGCAGCTGCCGAACGAATTTATCTTGCGAAATCGAAGGACTCTGACCGGCATTCAGTATCAACGCGCTGAGAAGAGCGACTGGCCGAAATGTTCTGCGCTGGTGGGCTCGCTCGATAAGTGGATGGTCGATCAGGAGGAAGGCGGCGCGAGGACGAAAACGGGGAAATCGTTCTCGCTGCCGTTTGCGATTAGGCCGAATATTCGCTCGCTGATCAAACGCAGTCAGTGGCCAGGGCGGCTATTGAAAGGGAGCGTTCAAATCCCGATGGGCGGACGAAAGCGCGGCTCTAAAAACGGAGCGCGGAGGAAAGAGAAGCCGTTCCTTGCGATGAAGAACGGACGCGTCGGTTTGTATGTACGGTCGAGAGAATACGAGCAGGCGCGAGGCAAGCGCAAAGAAAAGCTCAAGCTGCTCTATCGCTTTCATCGCGGCTCGATTCATCTCAAAGCGACGCATTGGCTGACGCATCCTGTGGAGATGACATTTGCCACGCGCGTCGAGGCCGAGGCGTACAACGCGCTCCGCCGCGCTCTTCGGTAGGGCGGGGGAGTGCAATTCGGGCGGAGGGGACCGGAGCCCAGTAGGTACTATCCCGGCCTGAAAAAAGCGGGTGTCCGCACGCTCCCGATTTGTTTTTAGCGCGTCATAAAAAATTTGCGTATACGGGTATACACTTCGCATTCATAGTGACCTGAATATTGTAGATTTAAAGCGAAAAATACTCGCGAAGATGGAATTTGCGTATACAAAAAGTTTTGCGTATACACCCATTTAAAAGTGTATACGCAAAACGGGAAAGGAGCAAGTGATGGCGAAGAAAACAGCGGCGAAACTGATCAATGAAGCGTACGAAATCACGCCGTGCGAGAAGCTGAAAGTTCACCCGCGCAATGTCAACCAGGGCGACCTGAAGGCGATTGAATCGAGCATTGGCGCGAACGGTTTTTACGGCGCGGTGGTCGCGCAGAAATCCACCGGGTATGTGCTCGCGGGAAATCATCGGTTCATGGCGGCGAGAGATGCGAATTTGCGAGAAATTCCCGTTATTTGGGTGGATGTGGACGATGACCGAGCCCTTCGAATCATGCTCGCGGACAACCGAACGACACGTCTTGGCAAGGACGATCAAAGCGCGCTCGCGGAGCTTTTATCGGATCTGGCAACGACCGATTTAGCGCTCGAAGGGACCGCTTACGATGGCGATGACTTGGACGAAATCATCGCGGGATTAACCGAAAATAAGAGCGCCGATGGCGCCGAGCGGCAAAAGGAAATGGACTACAAATCGCAGTACGGCGTGATCGTCATGTGCGAGAGCGAATCCGAGCAGGAACGCGTATACACGGAGCTTCACGACGCTGGGTATACGGTCAAGGTGGTGAGCGTATGAAAGCGTGTATACACAACAACTGCAGCGACTTTTCGAGCTACCGCGCGGCGCGGGTGAAGAGCCTTTTCAACGCAGAATCCGGCTGCAACTTCGACCGCGTTTTTGACCTCGATATCGATGACGATGATTGGAAAATCGGCCTCGTGGTCGGACCATCCGGCAGCGGGAAGACGTCGCTCGGGAAGAAGATTTTCGGCGACGATTCTTTACTTTACGAACCGTCAGGCTGGCCGAACGATGCGCCGATAGTGGAAGCCATCGCGCCGGGTGGATCGTTCGATGATGTCACGGCTGCCTTAGCAGCGGTTGGTCTCGGCGACGTGCCGTCTTGGCTTCGTCCCTATCATGTGCTTTCCAATGGCGAGAAGTTTCGGGCAGACCTTGCGCGCATTATCGCGGAGGCTCCAGAGCGGATCGTCATCGATGAGTTTACATCGGTCGTGGATCGACAGATTGCAAAGATAGGCGCGCTGGCGTTTAGCAAGGCATGGAAGCGGACCGGCGGAAAAGCCGTGCTGCTCAGCTGCCATTACGATATCGTGGACTGGCTTGAGCCCGACTGGGTTTTCGATACGGCCACGGGCAAGTTCGCCGGGAGGCGCCTTTGGCGACGCCCGCATTTCAACCTCGACATTTTCGAGGGCGACTGGCGTTACTGGCCTCTTTTTGAGCCGCATCACTATTTGAAGCTTCCGCATATGATCGCGGCGACTTGTTATGTCGGGACCGTCGACGGCGAGCTCGTAACGCATCTCGCAGTGTCACCGCGTCTCGATATCGGCTGCGTTCGGGCCTGCCGCTTGGTGACAATGCCCGAATGGCAAGGCGCGGGAGTCGGGATGCGCTTCCTGAACGCGATCTGCCAGCGCTATCTTGACGGCGAAAACAAATGGCATCGGCCATTGCCGACGCTGTTTCACACATCGCATCCGGGGCTCGCGGCAACACTTCGGCGAAGTCCGCTTTGGATTCAAGTTTCCGCCAACCTTTATGGCGGCAACAAAGGCAATTCAGCGCGAACGATGCATAAATCCAACCGACGCCATGGCGAACACAACACGGGGACCGGATACGGCGGACATTTTCGAGCGGTTCAGGGCTTTAAATACCTGGGAAAGGCGGCGTAGGATGAAGATTAATCGAAAAGCTCTCGCGGATTTTCGGCGCAATCACCACATTCGGGCGCTCTTGGTCGGACTTGGTCTCTCGAAACCGACAATCGCAGAGCTTTACACGGAGGACGAGTGGTTTTGATGCTATTTATCGCGGGGCAAAAAGCGTTCGGCGAGACCGTTTACCGAATGGTTAAGGCGCGAGGCGACGAAATTGCGGGTGTTTGCGCGCCGGTTTTGAACTCCAGCGGCAAATATCGAGATCGCCTCAGAGCTGCCGCCGAGGATGACGGCGTTTTGTGGCTTCCGAGCGGCTCTCTCAAAGCGAATACGCTTCCTGAAGACGTCGACCTCATAATCTGCGCCCACTCGCATGACTTCATCAGCCGCAAGACTCGCCTTCGCGCGAAACTCGGGGCCATCGGCTATCATCCGTCGCTCTTGCCGCTGCATCGCGGCCGGGATGCGATTCGATGGGCGATCCACGCGGGCGATAAGGTGACCGGCGGCTCGGTCTACTGGCTCACCGACAATGTCGATGCTGGGCCAATTGCCGCGCAGTCTCACGTTTTTATCCAGCCAGGTGATACGCCCGAAGAGCTCTGGCGACGCGATCTTTTTCCGCTCGGAGTCCGGCTTTTTGTTCGTGTGCTCTCTGATCTTTCGGAAGGACGCATCGTTCGAATTCCGCAAGCGAAAGGATGCGCGACTTGGGAGCCGTCGTTCACGCGTCCGCCGATCTATCGGCCGGATTTGCTGATGCTGGGCGGGGCGATCGAGGGATATAAGACGATTACGGAGGTTAAATACAGCAATGTTGAGTAGAGCGAAATATTGAAAGTCTTGTAGAAAATTACGATATTTACAAGGTATTAATATCGGATACAATCTTACAAAAATCGTGATATAATAATTATTATGAGTACATTAGATTTATTTTCTACAGACAAGGCTCTCGAAAATCCAGAGGCCGACAAGCTAGATTACGCTCACTTCGCTGAAGAACTAGCTAAAAGCCTAGTCAATATGCCCTGTCAAGATGGCTTTGTTACTGCAATATACGGCTCTTGGGGCCTTGGAAAGAGTACTCTTGTAAACTTTGTTCAACACTATATAGAAAACTCAACAATAAAGCGTAAAGAAAATATTAAGACAATTGTGTTGCGCTTCGATCCGTGGTTTTATAGTGGGGAGGAGGGATTATTACGAACTTTTTTTAATTGTTTAAATATTAAGGTTGGATTTGATCTTCAGGAAGAAGATAGAGCTGCAATAAACGCATTATCCTCATTCTCCAAGGCTATTTCAGCTACACAATTGGATAAACTCCATCCAGCCTTATTTATTGGTAATAAAATAGCTGGATTATTAAAGGCTTCTCCAAAAGATTTGCAACGACTAAAAAAAGATGCGGAAGAAAAACTAAAAAAATCAAAATTAAAAATATTATTTATTATTGACGATATTGATCGATTAACAACAGAAGAAATGCGACAAATTTTTAAAGTAGTTAAAACTGTTGCGGATTTTCCGAATGTTATATATCTTCTTGCATTTGACCGAGAAGTTGTTGAGCGATGTTTAAATGGAATACAAGGAGTTGAAGGAAAAGGGTCTGAATATTTACAAAAAATTATTCAAGCTCCTTTCGAACTCCCTACTCCTGATAAAAACAAATTGCATAGCTTATTCTTAGAAAAACTTGATATATTGCTTAAGGACACTACTTCAAGTACATTTGATCAAGATCGTTGGACAAATGTATATCTTGATAGTATTGATTATTTTATCCGAACTCCCCGCGATATAATTAGACTTCTGAACGTTTTATCTATAACATATCCATCAATAAAAAATGATGTTAACACAATTGACTTTATTGCCGTAGAGGTCTTGAGATTATATTTTCCAGATATTTACGATCTTTTAAGAAATAATTCGGATTATTTTGTCGAGACGACCGTTATTTCGGCTAATCATACAGAAGTTGATTTTTCAAAGTTTCATAATTCTTGGACTGAAAACCTAAACAATGAAGTAGGAAAACATGTTAGATATCTGATCGCATATTTATTTCCAAGGCTCGATAGTATATTAGATGTGGATATAAAATATTGGGAAAACAGGCGTAATCATAGATTGGAGCTTCGTATATGTTGCGATGAATTTTTCGACAGATATTTTCGATTGACTTTACCAGTAGAAGCCATCGAAATTCAAGAAATAAATAATGCAATTGAATTAATGAAGGATCGGTCATCAATTCGAGACTTTCTATTGCATAAAACCAAATCAAGTAAATACAACATTATTAGAATAAAGAATCTTATCGAACGCATTGAAGATTATGCCGAAGATCGAATTCCTAAAGATTATATTTCCGAGGCTATACATGGTTTTGTCAATTCAGCGGATAGCTTGATATTCGAGGAAAAGAATCTTGATCCGGGACCTTTTGAAATTCATATTCAAGTCTATATTCTTAGAGTTATCAACAAGCTTCTGAAAAGAATAGCTCCTAAAGATCGGCTAGATATTCTTAAAGATGTCGCAAAAAGCGGAGAAAGTCTAGGATTCGTTTCTTATATTATTTCTATTTTTGAACGCGAAAAAGAAAAAATTGAAACAAAACAAATATCAGAACAGATTATTCCTTCTGAAGCTCTCAGCGAGTTGGGTGAGATCATTCTAAAACGCATTGAAGAAGCTGCTAATGATGGGGCTTTAGTATCTCACCCACAATTACCGCTGTTGCTTGCACGATGGAAGACTTGGCAACACGAAGATAAGGTTCAGAAGTGGTTTCAAGAAAAGATGCAAAACGATGAAGATCTTCTAAAAGTACTCGAATTATTTATGACAAAGACGCGTGAAGATACGATAGATTATAGAACTACCCCGAAATTCAAATATCGACTTGATCCGATATTTTTTAAAGATTATATTGAATTAAAGACCTTAACTGATAGAGTTAAAGAGATATCAAAACGTACAGATCTCTTAGGCGAACAAAAAATATTATCGGAGACATATTTGAAAGAAGCTGATCTAAGAAGTAGTGGCCAAGATCCCAATTTTGCGTTGTACTAAATATTTTACTATGTCTGATTTTATCTCACTTCGCGAATTCGCACGGCGAAAGGGCGTCGCCATCGGAGCCGTTCAGCACGCGCTGGACTCAGGGCGGATTGCGCGTGCGGGTGGCGGTAAAAGCATTGACTGGAGCACGCAATCGATTGCTTGGGAGGCGAACCGCGATCTTTCTAAAGTGCGCGATTCTGAGTCGAAAGCGATTCGCGCGGCTCAGGCGGAGGAGATTAGCAGCGGTTCGCCGGGTGATCCCGTGCTTTCAAATCTTGCAAAAGCCAAACTCGCAAATGCCGCTTATGTCGCGAAGATGCGCAAGCTCGCCTATGAGCGGGAGGCTGGAAAACTGGTGGAGAAGGAGCAGGTCGAGGCGGCGTTGTTTCGATTTTGCCGCGATTCGCGCGATCAGATTTTGAATATCCCGGACCGCGTCGCTGCGAGCGTGACATCGAATCTCATGGAGCTTGTCGAAGCGTCGCTCAAAAGCGTGTTTTCCGAGGCCGACGCCAGAAAAGCCGCCGACGCGATCAGCTCCGAAAAGGTCGATAAAATTGTCCGGCGCGAATGGGATAAGGAATCACGTCAGGTTTTAGAAAATCTTCATGATGCCAAGGCGCTCGGCGAGTTCCGGTAGGCCGCAAAAACAGCTTGCGACCGACGATGAAATTGATGCATGGATCGCGTCGGTCGGCTGCGCCGGTTTTCGTCCCAATTTCTCGCTCACCGTTTCGCAGTGGGCGGATCGCTTTCGGATTTTGTCGAGTAAATCGTCGGGCGAGCCTGGCGCGTGGCGAACCGAGCGAACTCCGTATTTGCGCGAGATCATGGACGCGCTCAGCGCATCGTCGCCTTACGAAATTGTCGTCTTTATGAAAGGCGCGCAAATCGGAGCGACTGAGGCCGGGATCAACTGGCTCGGCTATATTATCGATATCGCGCCGCGTCCGACCATGATTGTTTGGCCGACGATCCAAAATATCAAAGATAACGTTCGAATCCGAGTTGAGCCGATGATCGAGGACTGCCCCAGTGTCGCCGCCAAAATCTACACGCAGCATGGGACGCGCGACGGAGCGAACAACCTTTTCCTCAAACAGTTTGTCGGGGGGCACCTCACTCTTGCCGCATCGAACAGCTCGGCAGACCTTCGCTCGAAGCCCGTCTGCTACCTCATGCTCGATGAAGTCGACGAATACCCTGGCAATGTCAATCAGCAAGGCGACCCGGTCGGACTTGCGATTGCGCGAACGAGGACATTCTCGGGACGCAAGAAAATCTACATCGTTTCGACTCCGACAGTCGCGGGGAACAGTCGCATTGAGAAGGCGTTCGAGGAGAGCGACAAGCGGCGCTATTATGTCCCGTGTCCACATTGCGGAGCGTATCAGACTCTCGCTTTTTCCGGTCTCGACTGGCCAAAAGGGCGCCCCGATCTTGCGTATTACAAATGTGGCCAGTGCGGAAAGAGGATCGAAAATCACCAGAAAACGGAGATGCTCGCGCGCGGCGTTTGGCGTCCTGAAGCGCAGGAGCATACGGGCAAGGTCGCGGGATTTCATCTGTCGTCGCTCTACTCGCCGGTCGGCATGTTTTCGTGGGGCGAAATCGCGAGCAAGTGGGCGGAGGATCGCTACGATCCCCAGAGGCGGCGCGAGTTTTTCAACACGGTTCTTGGCCTTCCGTATCTCGAAACGGCCGACCTGCCCGCGTGGGAAAAGCTCTATGCGCGCCGGGAAGAGTACGCGCTTGGCAGTATTCCTGAAGGCGGCCTCTTCCTGACTGCGGGCGCGGATGTGCAGAAAGACCGCATCGAATGCATCGTGATTGCGTGGGGACGTGACAAGGAAAACTGGGTGGTCGATTATCAGACTTTCGAAGGTGACACGAGCAATATCGACAGCGATGCTTACCGTGGAGTTCAGTCGCTGATGCTGCAAGGCTTCGAGCACGAAAGCGGCGCGACGCTGCATATCCGCTGCCTCGGAATCGACACAGGATTCAATACGCAGGTCGTCTACAACTGGTCGCGCCAGTTTCAGGATGGCCGCGTCATGCCGATCAAAGGCGAGGATAGCCTGCCGATCCTCTTTAGTCAGCCGCGCGCGGTGGATGTTTACCAACAAGGCAAACGCAAACGCGGCGCGCTCAAACTCTACCGCGTCGGCGTCTCGCTCATAAAACAGGAGCTTTACGGCTGGCTGAATCTCCTGCCGCCCGAGCCGGGCCTAACGCCGCCGCCGGGATTTTGCCACTTCCCGCAGCTTGACGAAGAATTCTTCCGCCAACTCTGCTCCGAACAGTTGATTGTCACCGAAACCAAACTGACGAAAAAACAGGTGCGCTCCTGGAAGAAAATCCGCCCGCGCAACGAAGCGCTTGACGTCTTCATCTACGCCCGCGCGGCCGCGTCCTTGCTGAACATTGATCGATACCGCTCCGAACACTGGGACTACCTCGAAAACCTGCTCTGGCCAAACGGCCGCCCGCACAAGCCTATGCCGCGTCCCGAGCCGATCCATGCTCCCGTTCCCGGCGAGGAGCGGCGAGCGCAAAGAGGACGCCGGGTGATTTCGGAGGGGGTGAAGGTGTGAGAAAAAATTAATAGTTTTTGTAGGATTTTGATCTGTAGTAGACTTTTGATCGCAATATTTCGACGCCGTCGGGATTTTTCTTGTCTTTTACTCTGTAATTATGATTATGCAGGTGTTCAGTGATTTTATTTTTCATTGAAATAAATCCCTGATCTGCTGTTTTTGGAACACTCAAATCACAATTAGCAGGACCAACATATATCCGTTTTAGAGGTAATAGCTCTTTCTCTGATCTATTAACAACCTTTTGCAATCTTTCTTTTGGTTCCAGAACAGTAGTAAATTCATGGAACGGGATATGCTCTGATAGATAGGATCTTAGATCTGATGTATTTGGCACAGCATCTGTAATTACAGGCGGAATCTCAACATAAGGACCGCTCTTCCCGTTTTTAAAGCTTTTGGAACTCGGGCTTATGAATGTCGTTGTAGGATAACTTAATGCTAATATTCGAGATTCTTTTTCGATTTTCCAGTCGTATGGTTTCGAGAAAAAACAGGCTGTTATTAAAGCCCAAAATGCCACATGCATCTCACCGACATCTTCTGGCCGTAGATAAATGCCACTTAACATTGCGTCAATAAGTTTATTGATTTCATATCCATAAAGGACCGGACCATTCAGCAAAGTAAAACCATTGGGAGCATGGTAGCTGGACATATCAGAAGAAAATCCAAGTGCGAGGCCGTTGCCATCGTCGCCATATCGTGTCCAATGGTCAAGCGAATCTCCTATAAATGTACCTGAGTGAACAAAAATCTCAGTGTTAATGCTTGACCAGCTTTCGAATAAACATTTTTGGAGATTGTATTTTCGTCGCGACAAATAGCGAAGAACTCGTTTAATACCAAATTTTACTTCGATTGGGTCGTTTAGGTAAAAGCTAGAAGTAGCCCTAAGAGTTTGAGATCCAATAATATTTAGAGCCGTATCCAATGAAGTATAGTGAAATCGAAAATTATGATATTTTGTAGTATTTTCTTTTTCATTCAGATGTTTTTGTAGTATTTTAACCAGTTCGCAGCCATATTCCATCTGATCCTCCACATTTTAACAACTCTTTATTTATCTGGCTCATACTCATAGGCAAGTTTATAGAGACTGTCGTTTTGCCATATATCCATATTACTTTTTAATTTTTTCAATAAAATCTCACGCATTTTAAAGGGGTTAACACCAATTTCTTTTTTACCAATTTCTTTTTTAACGTCACAAATGTGTATTGCTTCTCCGTTTTGACATAAATGAAAACTATACTCAGTCGATTCTTTTATCATGGCGTGGTGAAGCAATCCATTTCTAAAATGTTGCCAGACTACATAAGCGATTTCTTTTGATACTCCTAAATCTTTTCCTATGATCTCAAAAACCTTATTCCCATTGCTAAATTGTATTTCATCGGGGGTTTGTGAAGAAACTTTTAAATATTTTTCATACAATGGAAAAAGCAATATTAAAATGGCAAAACCATCATCTTTACTTTTTAGTTTTTCTATAGGCGTAAAAAACCATCTTTCTACGCGTGATTTTGAACTGAAATCTGCTTGTCTGTATCCAGGTGCAATACTATTGCCACTTACAGGCGGCGTTGTTGAAGTCATATTCAAATTGTTTTGATTGCTCATTATATGCAGGATCTCCTTTAGCGCAGAGTTTGTCGTGTTCGTTTTAATTAGGCTGCTTGTACAGTGAGTTCGTTTGCTAAATCTGTTGTAGTAGCTCCCGTTGCGAAGATTGCGCGAATGAGCAGATCGATCGATACCGAAGGATCACCAGTTTCCATTTTTGCGACCCGGGACTGACTTGAACCTATCTTTTTTGCAAAGGCGGTTTGGGAAATCTGCTGAGCCTCTCGTCGGGCGCGAAGAAGAGCGCTCAATCTCAGTTTGAATTCCACAATGGCTTCTTCTTCTCGAGACAGTCCTAAAAATTCCGCCACTGTTCCCACTTTAAATCCCGCTTTTTCCAATCGAGCTTTTTTTGCTTCGTTCATTTTCTTTTCTCTAATCCTCGTCATAAAACCGAATACGGCGTTGGCAGTTTTTGATGACGCGTTCTGGCGTCTGGTTTGTCTTTTTCTCGAACACGTTCAATATGATGACCGCATCTTCGTCCACTCGATAAATGATCCGCCAGTTATGGCTCTCGTCCGGAATTCGAAGTTCATGGCATTGGACGAGAATGAGGAAGACTGAGAATGTCTCCAATCTGAAGCCGTCTTAATAGGACACCTGCTTCGATACGAGCATTTTCCGAAAACGGCGGAGTTTTCACCTCACCTTGTAGCCAAACTATCGGTTTATTGTTCACGTTTATATTATATGTCAGATTTGACATAAAGTCAACTTCTTTTTTCTTCTCCTCTTCTTCACTCTTTATCAAAATGAATTTGTAAATCAATGTATATCATCAATAAAATGTGATTATAAAAATAATATTGCATTATTATAATTTTAGTGATAGAATAGTTTAAGTGTAAGAGGAGGGCTCTTCAATGACCAATATCGTCAACTATATCTTTACTCATCTTTTCGGGACCAAGGCCGGGAACGCGCTTCAGGACGAAGTGGCGAGCGTGCTCAAGGGCTATCTTTCGGATGCGATCACTTCCAATTCGGCTTACAGCCAAAGCGCGGCGATCAGCTATGTCAACTCGAAAATCGACGACATCGTGGACAGCGTCGCGGCTAAGATCGGCTTGCCGACGTGGCTGAAGCCGATTCTTAAGGAGCTTGCCGAAACCCTCGCGGATAGCCTCGTTTCGCAGCTCTACTCCTCGATCCTTTCTGAAACAACTTCCAGTTTGGCCGCGAGCGTATCGGCGAGCACGGATGCTTCCTCAGATACAGCTGAGAGCGCTGTCGCATCGACCAATTCAATTACGTCCGTGGCGAATTCATCCGCCGATTCGACTGGCGCTGATTCGGCGTCCACTCTTGCAGCCTCTGCGTGAATGAAGATCGATGCGGCGCTTCTCGCGGTTCGGATTGCGGCGGCGTTTGGGCTGGGGGTGGCTTTGACGCTGCCGCATTCGAGAGTTGCAAGCGCGGCCGCTGGCGGATGCGGGGCGGTGGTGGTGTTTTTGGACAACTCCGCTGCCTCGTTCCTTAAACGTTTGAAAGAGAAAGGCAATAATGGATAGATTAATCGCTTTGGAAGTGGATCCGCGTTACCATGCGCTGCCGATAGATCTGGCGAAGGCCGATGAATATCTCATCGAATCCGAGCGCCTTCAGATTGCCTATCACATGAAAAAGGGCGATGACGATCCGGTAACGGGGAAAGCGCCGGACGGACATCTCGCGGATTTTCCGCCAGCGTATCGTTATTCGGACTGCTCGAACTTCGTCCGCTGCCTTATCGCCTATGCGACTGCTGGCCTTGCGGATGGCTCGATTGTTATCCCGGACGGCTCGGTGAACCAGCATGATTTTTTCACGAACAACAACTTCAAACGGACCGAGTACGAAAACTGCGCACTGATTGACGAGCATTTGCGAATCGCGTTCCTTTCGCCAAGCGATACGGCGGAGCGGGTGGGGCATGTTTGGCTCGCGCGAAACGGCAAAACGCTGGAATGCTATGGCGGCCATGGGCCAGGCTCGCGGGCCTGGAATACGCCAATCCTCATGCACTGCCACGCCTGTTTTGTGGTGAGGTAAAAGGCGCAGCAAAATGTCCAGCACCTATTATCTTGCTTGCAATGTTGGCCTCTACGTCAAAACCGGCGCGAGTGCTAGTTATGAGGCCAGCGGCTGCACTCAGCTTGCCGTCTCGGGCCAGACGATCTATCTGCTTACGTCGAGCGGAATTCTGGTTTCACCCGACGGCGGAACCACGTTTGCATCGAAGACCACGTCAAATGGACTCGGAAGCAACACCTGCTATTCGCTTGCTGTTTCGGATGCGGGGCTTTTTGTCGCAACTGCAAGCGGCCTGAGCATTTCCACCAATGGCGGAAGCAGTTTTACGAATAAAAATAACTCGAACGGCCTTGCGAGTCCGTTATGTTACAGCGTTTTCGCGCTCGGATCGAACGTCTATGTTGCGACATACGCTGGACTCTCGGTCTCAACTGACGGCGGAGCGACCTTTGCAAAAAAGAATGCAACCGCCCTGGGAAAATCGGTTGCTCGTGGGATCTTTGTCACCAGCTCGAAGATCTATATTCTCACCGCAAGCGGCCTTGCGATTTCATCCGATGGCGGAGCGACGTTCACGACTAAAACGACATCGGATGGCCTTGGAAGCAACACCTGTTATTGCCTTTATGTTGATGGTTCAAATGTGTATGTCGGCACGTCGGCGGGGCTTTCAATTTCAAACGATGGCGGCGCAACGTTTACAAATAAAACGACTGCAAACGGCCTCGGAGCTAGCTCTATTATGGGAGTCTTTGCGGATGGAGAAAAAGTTTATGCCGGATATATCGGCGGATATTCAAGCTCAAGCGACGGCGGGCAAACCTTTACAAGCACCACTTTGACCTATGCGTTTGCGGGAACGACTGTCATTGTGAGAGACATTGACGTCATTTCAGATGGAGCATCGTCATCCATGCGCAAGCCTTCGTCTGCGCTTGATGGCGGCTTCAATCTTTCGCTAAACGGAGAGTTTTAGATGCGGAGAATCAAGCGCGGAAAAACAAGCGTTATTCTGGAGTTCGTGATCGATGATACATCCAGCAGCACTGGCGGCAAGCTCAGCGGGGTTTTGTATTCGGCGATCACTGCGTATTATATCCGCTCGGTTGATTCGGCTCCCGTTGCGATAGCGCTTGTTGCAGGGACAATTGGAGCTTATGCAAGCGGCGGTTTCAAGGAAGTTTCAGCAAGCCTTATGCCTGGGCTGTATCAACTTTGCGTTCCGGATGCGGCATTTGCCGCCGGAGAGTGGGTTTCGATTTGCATCAAGGGCGCGACGAACATGGCGCCGATTTACGAAGAGATTCAGCTTGTCGCGGTTGACGATCAGGATTCGGCGGCATTTGGTCTAAGCGATTTCGGGAGCATCCTAACAAGCCTGCCTGAGATCGAAGCGAGAACGTCGCTTATCCCGGACTCGCCCGCATCGATTGGTTCTCAAATGGCTCTGGACATGACTCAAATCGTGCCCACTGAAAACGACGCAAACACGCTCGGAAACTCGCTGGCGCACTTCGGCAATATGGCGAATATCGGCGACGAAATGACTCTCACCGAGGCAGCCTACGACCGGATTACAGGCGGCGTTTTAGATGCGAAAATCGCAAGTCATGAGCAGGAAGGATCGGTCGGCGAGGCGATTGTTCAGCCTGCCGTCGCTGCCGTGGACTCAAGCGCGATAGCCGAATCCGTTTGGAGCTATTCCGCGCGCTCGCTGACGACATTCGGGAGTCTTGCGGCGGAGATGTGGGCGGTTGCGCTTGAAACCGTGAAGTCCGCGTCCGGTTCGATTGGAAAGTACATTTTAGATCGTCTTTCGCAGGCAAACGCGGACACGACCGGCGGCTCGAGTTCGGAGCCGGTTCCCACATCCGGCGGCGAAATCGTAGCGGGAATCGATCTCGTAACAGCGCAAAAGATGCTAAGCGCCTGGAAAGACGCGGAGCTTGCGGTCGCGGTCGCCGGGCAGAGCTATCAGCTGGACATCGGCGGGAACAAACGCGTGATGACCAGAGCGAATCTGGCGGAAATCCAGGCGCAAATCAAATACTGGCGTCGCCAGGTTGCCGACCTTTCGGGCAAACGCCGAATTGGATATGTGGAGTAGGCATGACGAAGATAAACTGGAGGGCGCGGGAGCAAATGTAATGCAGAAGATCGGCGTTCTGCGCTCGCGAAGTAAAGCCGCAATGCGGATGAACAACATTATCGATAAAGCGATTAGCTACATTAATCCGAAAGCGGGATTTGAGCGGGCGCGCTATCGGGCGTCGCTGTCATTTTTTGAAACGGCGTATCAAGGCGCATCGCTGACAGATCGAAAGGTGCGGGGATATTTCCCGTTCTTTTCGCGAAACCCGGATGAAGAAGTTTTGCGCGAGCGTCCAGCTCTTGTGGCGCGCTGCCGCGATGAATATCGAAACAACCCAATCGCCCGCGCGGCGGTCAATACGCCGGTAATTTCGGTGATCGGAACGGGCCTTGCGATGCAGTGCCGGATCGACCGGGAGTTTTTGGGACTGAGCGATGAGGAGGCGAGCCAGTGGGAATCGAATGCGGAGCGGCTTTTCGCCTCGTGGGCGTCTCATGTCGATGCGGACGCCGCGCGAAAAGAGACTTTTTACGGTTTGCAGCAGCTGATGTATCGCTCCTATCGCCTTTCCGGGGAAGCCTTCGCGCTGCTTCCGATGATCCCGCGCGAAGGGACAATTTCGGATTTGCGGGTGCAGGTGGTCGAGGCGGATTTGGTCTCGACGCCCACCGATAAAGTGGATTTCGGGAACCTGCATTCAGGAATAGAGACCGGAAATTACGCGGAGCCAATCGCCTACTATATCGAAACGACGCCTCCGCAGCCATACACGGCTGCGCCGAGGACTTGGGCGCGCATTCCGGCTTTTGGCGAGAAAACGGGGCGCTGCAATGTCATCCATCTGTTCTCGCAGGATCGGCCAGGGCAAAGGCGAGGCGTGCCAAGTCTGACACCAATTATCGGCTGTCTTAAAAAGCTGGGCGATTACACCGACAACGAGCTGCTCGCGACTGTGGTCAGCAGCATGTTCACGGTTTTTATCAAGAGCGACACGTCGAAACTTGCGGGAGAGATTACTCAGGGCGCGGTTGAACCGTCGATGAAGCCAAGCTCGAAAGAGCCGCCGCCTGTTCGAATGGGGCCGGGCGCGATTGTGGATTTGGCGCCCGACGAAGATGTCGCATTCGCTAATCCCGGACGCCCGAGCGCGCAGTTCGATCCGTTCGTTCAGGCGATTTTGCGGCAGGTGGGAATGGCGCTCAATATTCCGTATGAGGTGCTGGTCAAGCACTTTTCGGCCAGCTACTCGGCCAGCCGCGCGGCTCTTATGCAGGCGTGGGAGTTTTACAAAAACGAGCGCGAGATGTTCATCGCGAAATTTTGCCAGCCGATTTACGAAGAGTGGCTCTGGGATATGGCGCTCGCCGGGAAGATCGACGCGCCGGGATTTTTTGATTCCGTCGAGATTCGCAGGGCTTACTGCGAGGCGCGCTGGCATGGTCCGGTTCCGCTTCAGATCGATCCGCAAAAGGAGGCGGGCGCGGCGCAGCAGAGACTGAACGCGAACCTTTCGACAGTCGCGGAAGAAACCGCGATGCTGACAGGCAACGATTACGAAGCGAATTTCTATCAACGCGCGAAGGAGATTAAGCTCGAGAAAGAGCTGGGGCTGAACGTAAATGTCGTCGCCGACGAGAAAATCACCGATGCCGTAAGCGGTCCTCCGAAGGGCGAAAACGAAGGCGAAATAGAAGACGAATCTTCAGGGGACGATGAGAGCATGGGACATGGAGAGACGAAAAATGCTGGAGACTGAGCCATTTGTTTTTCATATCCCGCTTGGCGAAGCGCTCGCGATTCGGCCGGAATATCTGGAATGGCTCGCGCAGTATGACGGTCATCAGTTATCCGATATCCGCGCGGCGATTTCGCGCGATCGCTCCGTCAGCGGCGCGGCGTTTGCATCGTCCGACACGGCGATCATTCCGATTATCGGGGCGATCAGCCGCTATGACACGATTTGCAGCCGCGTTTTCGGAGGCGTGAGTGTTGAGGAAATCTCGGCCAATCTCGCAGCCGCGATGGCCAGCTCATCGGTGAAATCGATCCTGCTCGAAGTCGACAGCCCAGGCGGTCAGGTCGCGGGGATTGCGGATCTGGCGGATGAGATCAAAGCCGCTTCTCAGCTCAAGCCGGTGGTGGCGTTTGTCAGCGACACGTCAGCGAGTGCGGCGTACTGGCTAACGGCGGCATCGTCAAAAATCGTTCTGAGCCAGTCCGCGTTTGTCGGGAGCATCGGCGTGGTCGCAAGCTTTATTGACTCGTCGAAGGCGGATTCTGCGCGGGGCGTGAGCCGAATTGAGATCGTGTCGTCAAATGCTCCGCGCAAGCGGCCGGATTTGTCCAGCGACGATGGGCTAAGTCAAATTCGAGAACAAGTCGACGCCTTGGAATCTATTTTTATCAAGACGATCGCAAACTTTCGGGGGACAACAATCGAAAATGTCGTCTCGAATTTCGGTCAAGGGGATATCGTGATCGCGCCGGATGCAGTTCGCCGGGGCATGGCTGACTCGGTCGGCGCGATTTCCGATGCGGCGGACTTAGCGGGCGAGCTCGCAAGCGAAATGGCTCCTAAGTTTTTGCTGAGTTTTGCGGATAAAACAGCTTTGGTAACGAATAAAACGATAATGCCGGGAGGAGAGAAAATGGACGAAGAGACAATTTCGGTTTCTCAGGCGAAGGAGCTCGAACAAAAAGGGAGAGCGGATGGCGCCACTGAAGGAGCTAAGGCAGAGCGCGCGAGGATCAAGGCAATTTACGATCTCGTGCGCGGAGAACATATGGCGATTGCGGGCGATGCGATTAAGTCGGCGCTGTTTGACGGCAAATCGACTGCGGGGGATGTCGCATCTCTCATTCTCGCGGCCGAGAATGCCAAACGCGAAGCGATGAAGGCGGCAAGAGCTCAGGATGCGGCCGCAATCCCGCCTATCGCAAGCGCCGAAACGGCGCCCAATGACGCGGAGAAGCAGGCGTTTCTTGCAGAGTGCAAAAAGCAAGATCCACGCCGCGCTGCTGGCGGAGGAATGCGAAAATGAGCGAAACCTACACGCCAAGGGCATTCATTGTCGGCGACTTTCCCGTCTTTCGCGAGAACGTCACGATTGCGTCCGGCCAGTCCCTTTTACAAGGCGCAGTGCTTGGCAAAATCACAATCGGGACGCTGACCGGAAGCGCGAAAGCTGGCAACACGGGAACCGGCGCGTTTTCCGCCATTACGGCCGGATCGAAAACGAAGGTCGGCGTCTACTCGTTTATCTGCACGAGCGCGGGCGGGACTTTTAAGGTTCTTGATCCCGATGGATTCCGCCTGGACGACCTGACCGCCGGAAGCGCCTATTCGGGCGAGCAGCTGAACTTTACTCTCACGAATTCGGGAACCGCCTTCGTTCTTGGCGACACGTTTTCTATCACAGTTGCCGAAGGAAGCGGATCGTATAAACTCGTCGATTCATCCAGCGTAGACGGCAGTCAAAACCCCGTCGCTGTTCTCGCCGAGGATGTGGACGCGTCCGTCGCCGACATGATCGGGACCATTTACGACACCGGTGAATTCTCGAAGCTCTTCCTCTCGTTTGGAGGAAGCGACACCGTGGCGACGCACCTTGAGGCGCTTAAAGCCCGCTGCATCTTTGTGCGAGAAGTGAGCCCCAGCTAATCAGGCTAAGGCTAAGAAAGGAGTAAAAACATGGCGATTGATATGTTTGAAACCCGCACGATGCTTTCGGTATTGGAGCAGCTTTACCCTGCTCGAACCTTCCTGCGGGACACGTTCTTTAGAAATGTTCGGACGTTCGATACGAATAAAGTCGATATCGATATCGTCCAGGGCAAACGCCGCATTGGCGCGTACGTTGGCCCCAAAGGCGAATCGCATATCAGCGACCGAAACGGCTTCACGGTTCTGACCTATGAGCCCGTCGATGTCTCGGAAAAGCGGCCGATTAAGCCGGAGGATCTGCGCGTTCGTCTCCCAGGCGAAGTCATCTATTCAAACAGTGAAACGCCGATGACGCGTCAGGCTCGCCTCATTTCCGAAGACCTTTCGGAGCTTGACGACATGATCACCCGCCGCGAGGAGCAGCAGGCGTCATCCGCGCTTTTTAACGGTTCGATCACGTTTAGAAACTCGAACGAAAAAGTGACGTTCCCGATTCGCGACTCTCACAAGATCACGAGCATGACAAGCTACTGGGATCAGGATGCGGGGACGCCGATCGACGACTTGCGCGACTGGCGGCAGCTTATCGCGCAGCATTCCGGCCTCAGCGCGGATGTCGTGATCGGAGGCTCTGCTGCGATTCGCGCAATGATCAACAACCCGCAAATCAATTCTGCGACAGGCGGCGCGCTT